GTGATCCGCACCCGGTACAAAGGCGGCGTTACCCAGAAGATGCGGATCCTCAGCCCCGATGTGGCGACCACGCTGAACGGTGGGATCAATAACAGCGTGACCTCGATCACCGTGGACTCCGCGGCCGAGTTCCCGGTCCAGGGCGCCTACAGGATCCGGATCGAGAACGAGATCATGGAGGTCACCGCCGGCCACGGGACGACCAGCTGGACGGTGACCCGAGGAGTCGACGGATCGACCAAGGCCGCTCACGTGGACGGAAAGCCGGTGGAGCTCCTCCTCGTCCATGACATCGTGAGCCCGCTCGACGTGAAAGGTCGAGGCCGGGAGCTCGAGATCGAGACGGTGGTCCGTGCTTAAGGTCAAGATCCAGGGGATGAAGGAGCTCGAGCGAAAGCTCAAACGGTTGCCGGACGCGGTGGGTGGGCGGCACCTGGCCGCGGCTGTGGAGAAAGCGGCGGAGATCCCGCGGGGCGCGGCGGAGAGCTTGGCGCCCCGGAGAACAGGGAGGGCTGCGGAGCACATCGTGGTTGAGCTCCAGGAGTCCACGCCCAGGAGAGCGGAGGCCTTCATTGGCTACGAGAAGCCTGGGTTCTATCTGCTCTTCCAGGAGCTGGGCACGCTGCACCACCCGGCTCAGCCGCACCTGGTGCCGGCGCTCGAGCAGACGAAGGACGACGTCGTCGAGGTGGTCGTGGAGGAGCTCGACGCCAGGGTGAGGGGGGTGGCCCGTGGCTGATCTGATCGAGGAGGGGTTCCACGAGCACCTGACGGCGGACGCCGGGGTCTCGGCGATCACGACCCGTGGCTACCCAGTGAAAGCACCGCAGAAGGTGGTGCTGCCCTGCTGGGTCTATCAGAAGCTCAGCGGGCCCCGGGAGCACTCACACGATGGAGCGTCAGGCGACGCACACCCCCGGATCCAGATCCGGTGCTACGCCGAGAGCTACCCTGGCGCGAAAGCATTGGCGAACGCGGCTCGGATTGCGCTGGACGGATTCAGCGGCACGATGGGCGACAATAATACTTGCCTGGTTGGGGGCGTGTTCCTGGATAACGAGATCGACGGGTGGGACGAGGAAGCGAAAGCGCATTCCGTGAACCTCGACTTCACCTGTTGGCACAAGGAGGCAACGTCGTGAGTGAGAATCCTGTTGTGATCAACTGGGCCTCGGACAACTCAGCCGAGTTCGCCAGGAGTCATGGGCTCACGGACGAAGAGATCCGGGAGGTGGAGCCCACGGGCAAGGGCGACGCCTACACGGTCGGTGACCTGAAGAAGGCCCTGGAGCTCCGAGGGGAGGATCCGGACTTCGAGGTCGACTACTGGCATGGCCACCGGAACTACCACTGCCCGCACTGCCCACACGCGACGCTCGACCGAGCTCAGCTGGTCGAGCACGTGCAGGGCCGGCACGGGCCCCCGCCCGCGCCACTGTCTCGCATCATCACCGATATCTAACCATCAGGAGAAAGAACCATGGGTGACGCTGCATATGGAACCCTCCTCAAGATCGGCGATGGAGCCGGGACGGAGGCGTTCACCACGATCGCCCAGGTGATCGACATCGACGGTCCGAACTCGGAGGTCGCGGTCATCCTGGACAAGCACCATGACCTCCCCAGCGGCGTCATCGACAAGATCGGTGGGCTGATGGACGAGGGCGACGTGACGTTCACGCTCGCGTTTGATCCAAGCGCCGTCACGCATCAGCAGCTCCGGACCGACCAGATCGCTCGGACGGTGCGGAACTTCAATCTGGTGCACACCGACGCCGGTGGTCCCACGACCTGGGAGTTCGGTGCGTTGATCGCCTCGATGGGTTCCACGAAGAACGTCGAGGATCGGATCCTGGGCACCGTGACGTTGGCGATCAGTGGGGCAGTCAACATCTCGCCCTAACGGAGAGGGGACATGAGTCGAATGGTGCCCACCGCGACGGTGGAGCTCGATCGGGAGCGGACGCTACGTCTCGATTTCGAGGCCATGCGGAGGTTCAAGAAGGCCACCGGCCTCAGCATCCTGAAAGGGGAGCTGACCGAGAAGACGACCGACGAGGACACGATTGTGGCTCTCGTCCATTCCATGCTCGTTCATGAGGATCCCGAGCTCACGCTGAGCGATGTCGGAGCCATGATCCATACCGGAAATGTCGATGAGATCATGGCTGCGGTGCAGAAGCTGAACGTCGGGGATTCTGCAGGCCCAGAGGACGGTGAGCAGGACCCTACGACGGCGACGTCCCCGACCTCCTAGATCTCTGGGTCATCGGTCGTTGTGACCTCGGACTCACCGAGGAGGAGTTCTGGGCGCTTGATCCCAGGACCTTCTCCGAGATTGGGAAACGCCGGCGCCTGCTGCATCAGGAGGAGCGCCGGGAGGCGGATTTCAGAGCGGGCCTGGTGGCCGCTACGATCGCGAACACGACCCGTGATCCGAAGAAGAGACCGACGCCGTTCAGGCCGGAGGACTTCATGCCGATCTATGGCCCGACAGACGCTGAGGCACGACAGAAGCGGCTCAAGGCCAAGATCCTCGAGCTGCATTCGATCTTCGGTGGGAAACTCAAAGTGACCGAGAGCTGAGATGGGAAGTACTAGACTCGCGAACGTCGTCATTAGCATTGGGGCGGATGCCTCGAAGGCGATCAAAGGCTTCCGGGGCCTTCGTGTCCACGTGGGACAGACGGGTTCTCATCTAAAGAAGCTCGCCAAGAACGTCTTCACACTGAGGAACGCCTTCATCGGCCTGGGGAGTGCGGCGGCTCTCGGCGCCGTCGGGAAGAAGCTCTTCGATATTGGCGCGTCGGCTGAAGAGACGGCATCGAAGTTCCGGACGGTGTTCGGCCCGGCGACGGATCAGGTCCAGGCATTCATCGATAATTTCGGCGTCATGGCCGGCCTCTCGCAGAGTGCCGCTCAGGAGATCGTCGCAACCACAGGCGCCATTGCCCAGGGCCTGGGATTCGCTCAGAAAGCAAGTGCCAGCTTCGCCGAAGAGGTTGTTCGTCTTGCTGGCGACCTCGCCTCCTTCAACGACCTGCCGACATCGGAAACCGCGCACGCCATCCAGTCTGCACTCACCGGAGAGCGCGAGAGCCTGAAGCGCCTCGGCATCGTCGTGATGGAGTCGGACGTTCAGCAGCGCGCTCTACTTAACACCGGCAAGGAGCTCGTCAAGGAACTCACCCAGCAGGAGAAGGCGACCGCAACACTGCAACTCATCACCAAAGGTGCTGGCAAGGCTGTTGGGGATCTGGGTCGGACGCAGGACAGCGCAGCGAACCGTGCGAAACAGCTAGCGGCCAGGTTCGACAACATCGCCCAGACCGTGGCCAAGGCTGTTCTCCCTGCGATCGAGAACCTCCTCCCGGTCCTGGATCAGATAGCGGCGAAGGCCGAGAAGGCGGCGGAAGGTGTCGCGGGATTCGTGGACGCGTTCTCCGATCTGTTGGGGCTGTCGAGCACACAACTGACGGCGACGCTCAACTCAATCGCGAATCTGCCTGATGACATGCGCGTCCTGCGCAGTCGCTTTGCGGGCGTGGTTGGGGAGGTCGCACGGCTGCAATCCATCGTCACCCAACTGGAAGCAAGTCCCCCGCTCTTCGATCCGCACGAAGGCATCCTGCCGTCCGAGAAGATCAAGAAGGCGAAGGAGGAGTTGGCTCGTGCAATCGCGGTGATGAACGAACTCGGGCGGCGCATGGCTGCGTTGTCTAGTGGTGGAGGTGAGGGTGGGGGCGGGGGCGCCCTCCCCGGATTGGCCGGATTCCTGGAGCGGGTGGCTGAGGGCGCGATCGTCGCCCGTGGTAGCTTCCTCGGGTTCACGCAGGAGGCGACGTCGAACCTGAAAGAGCTCGCGGACGAAGGTGTCCGGAGTCTGAGCCTAATGGAGAATACCGCCGTGGGCTTCGCGAACAACGCGGCCGCCTCTGTTGCCGGATTCGCTGACAGCGGCATCGCGTCGTTCAAGCGGTTCAGGGACTTCGTGATCCGGAGTCTCATCGAGATCGCCGCGAAGTTCGCAATCTTCAGCGCCATCTCCTCCTTCTTCCCGGGCTTTGGCAACGCTCTCGGCGCGGCATGGGGATTCAAGGGCAGGCAGCACGGTGGACCCGTCTCCGCCGGTCGTTCCTACCTGGGTGGCGCCGAGCTCTTCGTTCCCTCCGCGGCTGGCCAGATCGTTCCCCATCACCAGCTCGCCGGAGCTGCGGGCGGGGGTGACACCGTCACCCACATCACGCTGGTTGGCCAGGACGGCTCGCAACTCGCTGAGACGATCACCGTGCGCCAGAAGCGGGCCGAGAATCTGGACGACACGCCGCGGGTGTTCTTCCCGCCGGTTGCGATGGTGGGAGGCTGAGCATGGGTCTTCCACGCTTCCTCGTCGAGAACTTCTTCAACCTCGACATGTTCCCGGGTCACACGGTCTCCGCTGAGGAGGAAGCAACGGATCACGAGGCCCGGGTCGTGGGTGCGGTCCGGCGCCACCCCAGGAACTTCTGGACGCCCACCACGGCGAACTCGGACACGTGGCTTCAGGCGGCGTGTGACCGGGTCCGTTGTGCCGACATGATCGTCGGGGACCGCGTGCACAACCTCTCGGGCGAGACGGTCTCGCTCGAGGTGTCGTCCGATGGGTTCACGACGTCCACCGAGGTCTTCAGCCTCACCTTCCCGACCTATGTGTTCCGGGGTTCCCGGCTCGACCAATTGCCGGGCGTGCTCACGGAGGAAGGGGCGTGGTGCTACAAGTTCCCATTCCACCACGGTAAGCAGTGGCGATTCAATGTCGGGGCGATGGGTGCTGGCGAGAAGCCGCAGGTGGGCGGGCTGTATCTCGGCAAATCCTGGCAATCCATGCGCCACCCGCAGATGCCCTCGGACGACGAGCCGCAGCGACTGGCGTTCGAGCAGAAGGTCTCCCCTGCCCTATGGTCCGGTTCCAATCGGAAGGCCCGTCGACGGGAATCCGGATCCACACCGATGGTGATTCCACTCGCCTCGGACCTCGAGCACGACCAGGTCCGCTATCACTTCAAGTCCTTGTACTGGGCCGGGCGGCACATGTGGATCGTGTTCGATGACGAGGTGGCCGAGCGGGCCGTGCTGGCAGAGGCGCCTCCCGGCGTACACGGAGCTCCGTGGCAGGATCCCTATCTACATCGGGTCCTGACCGTGCACTGGAACGAGTACAACCCGAAGGCCGCCTGATGACTGTTCGAGCCCAGGACCTGGTCTTCTACGGCGGCGGCGAATGCTTCGAGAAGTACGGCGTGCTCATCAAGCGCACCTCCCCGGGCGAGGAGATCATCGAGACGCACGTCTGCGCGGATGCGCGGCTGTACTACGACGAGAATGGCGTGCTTCGGCAGTGCGCGGCCAACGTGCCCCGGCCGGACCACGTGGGCGATGATACGGTGCTCGCCCTCGAGGGAGCGCTCAACCAGCTCTGCGAGTTCAACGTGCCGGGCGGCACGCCATCAGATTATGAGTTGTCGCCGATGACCGTCACGAATCTCACGTCCGAGTTCTACGCCGAGTTCGATGCGGGAGATGACCTGACCTTCGTCGTGCTCGAAATCTTCGAGCCGAACAACTTCGTGACCGCTGTGTGGGCAAAGCCGACTTGGCCGAGCGGTGACGGCGATAAGCACGTCATCTGGGAGGCGAAGTATGACGGCACGAATTACGTGCAACTCTACGTGGACACGGACGGCGATCTAAAGTGCAACGTGGTCGTCGGTGGAGCGGATAACATCACGAACCTGACGCTCGCGATCAGCGCGGCCGATGAGATTTTCGTGGGGGCCTGGCTGGACGACGGCTCGCTCGTCCTCTACGTGGACACGGACGGCGACACCACGCTCGACACGGACACTGACGCGAGCGTAGGGGCACTCCCCACCGGCTCATGGACGCTCTACTTCGGGACCGATTCCGCGGGCGCCAACCCATTCCGCGGCGGCCTGAACGTCATCATCCTGAATAACGGCGACAGCGCGGACCCCATCACCGACCGCTTCGATGCCGGGGACGGTGAAGACTGGTCCACCTGGAAGGCCAAGTACGGGTCCGGGCTGACCCTGTTTCTCCCGGATCCTGACTCCGGCACATTTCAGGCTCTCGACAGCGGACTCCCCGGCAAGGTTGAAGAACTCGCGCTCGTGGGCGCCAACTTGGAGCTAGTAGACTAATGGCACAGAATTATCCGATGCTGGTGACAGAGGACCTGAAGCTCACGGCATTGAAGAAGGTCATCTTCGATGGAGAGGGCGACCTCGACACCTACTGGGTCGAATCCTCTGAGGACGTGCTGGACGCGGTGGTCGGCGGGGTCACTGTCCTCACGATGACCGACGCGGTGGTCACGGTTCCGGTCAACTTCGTAGTCTCCGGCACCGGCCCCAATGCGATTGGGGGAGCGGCAGATGCCAACTATGCCCTCTACGTCAGGGGTGCCTATGGCACGGTAGCTGACACTGGTGGGGGATTCCACATCAACCAAACCATCACGGTTGCCAATGGTGGGCGTACCAGTGCTTTTCTCGTTTCGGGCACCTTGATCTCGGGAGGCGGAGCGAGTGACTGGATAGCTGGGACCACATTCTACGCGCCCACGATCACCCTCAACGGCGGTGCCACCGCCACGATTACGGCTACCGTCAGAATCGACGGTCCGCCAACAACGGGGACCGCGAAGTATGCTTTCTATGTGGCGGC